ATGCCCCACCCTTCCAGCTACGATCAACTCGCGCAGCGCATCCATATCGAAATCGCTGCGGCGAACCGCCGTCAGAATCGACAGGTTCATCTGAAACCCGCCGCCGAGGACGATCTCAACGCCTGGAACCTCATCATCGAAGAGATCGACGAGAACGAGAACGTCGACGTGACACGCACCTACGAGGGCTGGCTCGTCAGCTGGATACCTACCAAGGTGTGACGGACTTTCCAGATGGACGAGGATACCCGCTATCGCCTCACCACCTGGCGCAAACGCCTCGAGCGCCGAGGCTGGGTCAGTTTGAAACGGCACCGCCCGCCCAGGGATCGGCTGATCGAGTATCACGTGATCTGGCAGGGACACTTGATCAGCGGACGAGTACAACTGAACACCTCAGGCGATGATGGCTACTGGCAACCGGGCCATCCTACGTACCTATTGGAGAGAGGCCAGGACGTTTACGAAGGGGTTTGGCGGCTGTGTCAAAAGACTAGCGTCACCCAAGGCCAAGTCTACAGAAAAGCATTATAAATCAGCACGTTATAAAATTACTCAGACCATATGAGTACATCCTAAAGATGGAGATCCCTAACGTTTACAGCTAGGATGGCGTCAAAGCGACCCGGAAGAGGTGGCAAGAAGGCATCAATCGCTCATGCAGGGAGAAGAAAATTGGCGAGCACAAACACCATCAAAATCCACCTTTTTCGCGTAGTGCCCAGTGAAGACGCCGACCGGCTGACGGAGGTGCTTGAACGTATCAGTGATCAAGGTCTTAGGGAACGGATACGACCAGTTAGGGGAAGAAGATATCGCCTTGAAAGTTTATCTCTAGGCAGAGACATACCCGGGCTCGATAGCAAGCCAGAACTCAGGCTTTTTAATATCATGAACTTCAGAGACGGTCACGGCCCCGGTCAAGCTGACATAGACACCCCTTTAACAGGGATTGACTATGACGGAGGAGCGCCAGGCGAAGACACGGCTGTGCTGTACGATCCAGAAACCAGCTGCATGGCGATACAATACGCTCAAAATGGTCCGCGACACTCTGCTGTGCAGGAATATTTAAATGAGTTTACCGGCAATGGCTGCTATTCTCTAAATGTAAAACTTGATGAAGACTTCGAAAGAAAATTTCGCGAACAAAGAAGCCTTCAGCGAGTAGAGGTAAAGATCGACACGTCACAAGTCTCACGAGAGAGCTTTGAGGGAAACACAGCACTAACACATGCCTATCGCGCATCAGAAGAACTTGATGGCACAATACTTGATATCAACATTTCCGTAGATGGCCGCCGCCGTGGAGCAGCACTTAACGGAGCAGCAAAAACAGTAGCATCTTTCGCCAAGACCCTTGGACTTCGTAATCCAGACGCAGTGAAAAAGCTCGAAACAAAGGGCCCTGTGGATGGCGATAGGCCTGAGATCATTGACTTGCTAGGTGGAAAGCTCACTCAAGAAATTGGTGTTGCGGTCAACACTGATGACTACAGAATGGATATTGAAGACCGGTGGAGCGCTTTATTCCGAGCATATGCAAGCTGGCAACAAAAAGGCTACACGAGATAGAGTGAGGTGCGAAAAATGTTCCAAACTCTGACATGGGAGCGAAGCCATCCGTATATAGCTGGAGTAACAGCCTTTGCTGGTGCATATGGCTTGGCCAAATACGGTGTCCCTTTCCCTAAAGAAACCTCTTTCTTCTCTGCCGTAATTACACTTGGCGGCATATTTTCCGCTTTCTCAGTCACCATAAAATCACTAATCCTCTCCAACCAAGAAAAAATAAAAAGCTTAAAAGAAACCGGATATCATGATGACTTAATGAGATACTTGAGAACCTCTATAGATGGATCTCTAATTCTTTGCATCGCAGGACTTTTGGGTTTTTTTCAACCTCTCGCCTGCGCCGAAGAATTCACTCCACTAGTCATTGGACTACTTGTGTTTTCACTACTGGCAATTCGCAGAGTAACCATGGCTTCATCTGCCGTGCTAAAACAACCGCAGCGAAGAAAAGCAGGGTGAAGAATTTAACTCTACAGAATATTAAAGAGAAGCAATAAACGGAGACAGGCAGAGGCTCTAGGTCTCTGGCTGTCTCATCGCATCAGATGACAAAGGAATAATGAAGTGACGCCGGCCAGCCTCCTTGGCTGCGGGCTCCTCCATGAGCTCGCGAATGCCTGACGTCACTCCTTGAGCGTAGAAGCCTTGTAGCCAGGCGACTGTAAGTGATCGCCGATACGCAACGTCAGTAGGCGCAGACAAGCCAACTTGCCAAACGCTGACGGTGATGCTTATCCTGCCCATGAATCCACAGCACGCCGTGAGGCGCCCAGGAGGAAGCTTGTCGACATTCCATCCCATCGGGGAGCAATTCCCCAAGGCTGGCAAGCCGCTGGTCATTCACACTCAGTTTCCGCGCAAAGATTCCGTTCATCCGGGCAATCGCTTGAGCCGGGCCTACCTAGATCACCAGGACCGATTCCATATCCGTCCAGCCCATGATGGCGCCTGGCCGCTGGAGTCCAGTCATGATGTGATCCGCTGGCGTTATCTACACCCTAGCTGATGACAAGGATCATAGATGGTCGCTTGGGGACTTCGGCCAGCTGGCGACCCATCGTCTAAGTATCTAGGCTGACCTGAGTGAGGCGAACTTAGGAAGTTCAGCCTCATCATGTCAACCATCATGATGGAGCGTCGCAATGAGCAAATGGCCAGATAACGAAAGGAAGCCGTGGTCAGCAGCGGATAAAGCGCAGTTGAAGCAACTTGCCAAGGAAAACACGCCCACCCGCATCATCGGCCTGAAGCTTGGCAGGACTGAGAATGCGGTTTATAGCAAGGCTCAGGAACTCGGTATCAGCCTCAAGCCCACCAACCAATCTCCGTACGGATAGTCACACCTCCACGGTCACATCGGTCAGCGCAGGCGCTTCGCCCTTCACCTCCCCCGCCTGCACGAAGGCTTTGAGCCCCACGGCCACACCCTGCCCCCTGGCGCGGAGGGTTCCGCCGCCGGGGAGCTGCAGGGTGCTGGTGCCGTCGCTGTTTTGGCTGGTCACCTCGCCTACCAGCAGGGGGTCGTGGGGGATGAGGTCGAGGAACTGGCGGTAGAGGTTGCGGGCCATCAGGCGATCTCCTCGAGGTGGCGTTCGAGCTCGACGCTCTGGTCGATGGTCAGGGCGTCGCCCTGCAGCTGGGCGTTGAGGCTGACGGCGCGCACCAGGCCGCGCCAGTCGTCGCCGTCGGGATCCACGCGCACCAGCTGGCCGGTGGCGAGCAGGCCGGCGATGTCGGCAGACAAGGGCAGGGCCAGGGATTCGCGGGTCTGGGCGCCGCTGGCGGAGAGCACCGCGATGCCAAGCCCGCGCGCCGGGGCCTGCCGGGTGACCAGCGGGTCGACGACCATCTCCCCGAGGCGATCGGCGGCGGTACCGGTGCGCTTGACGAGGGCGAGCACGCCGGTGGTTTCGCCGGTGACGTACACGCCGTTGAGCGCCTCAGTGCTGCGCAGCTCGGAGCCGAGCCGGGTGAGCACGTCGAGCGGCAGGGTGACGTCGGGCGTCGCCCCACCCCAGGCCCAGTGCGGGGCGGCGTAGCGCGGGGCGATGATCAGCCGCGGCTGGCTGGGGTGGGCCTGCACCACGGCGCCGGCCGCGGAGGCGATGGCGGTGATTGCCTCGATGGGCGTGCGGTTGGTGTAGTGCCAGGCCTCTGCCTCGACGAGCCAGTCGTCGATCTGCCAGTCCAGCGTCCAGCCCAGGGGCAGCTCCTGCTCGGCGAGCTGCCGGGCGGTGCGGGTCTGGGTCTCGGCGTAGCTGCGCGGGGCGGCATGGGGCGCGGCCAGGTAGGCGGCCAGGCTGCGCGCGCTGAGGGTGATGGTCGGCACGTCGCCGAACTGACGCTGCCGGCTCCAGGAGTCGAGCACGCCGCGCCAGGTGTGGCCGTTGAGGGTGGCCTCGATCTCCACCGGCTGGGCGGCATCGCGGATCGCGGCGACGCTCTCGGCGCCGTGCACGGTGGCGCGCAGCTCCCAGGCCCAGGAGTCGGCATCGATGGCGGCGGAGATGGCGCTGGCGGCCAGCGCCTGGCCGGTGGCCACCAGGGTGAGGCTTGCGCTGTTGCTCACGAGATAGGTCCTCTGGATGGGGGCGACGACGGGCGCATCGGGATCGGTCGGCCACTCGACGTCGCAGGGGTCGATGCCGAAGGCGAGATCCCATATGCCGGGCGGCGGCGCGCAGAACTGCAGGTCCAGCGAGGGCACGAAGGGATCGGGCCCCGGCCCGGGCGGATCCACCGGGTGCGGGCTGGTCCCGGGCGGCGGCCACTGGGCGTTCTGATAGCGGCCCCGGTGGCCGAGGGTGCTCCACTCCCCCGCCTGCCAGCCGCTGCCCCAGTGCTCGGCGAGGATCCGGGTGGCCTGCTGGTAGGGCAGCCCCCAGCCGGTACGCAGGGGCGGCAGGTAAGGCCCGGGCACGCCGGTGACATCCCACACCGGGCGGCCCTGCTGCCAGGTCGTCCCAGCGCGGCGGTGACGTTCGGGCAGGAAGCGGTTGCCGGTCGTGGCGCCACGCACCAGGGCAGCGGCCTGCTGGTAGCGGATGCCGGCACGGGCGTCCCGGCGCGGCTGCTGTCGGGCGGGCTCCTGGTGCTGGCGAGCCAGCGGCGCGGCCTGCTGGTACCGGCTGGCGGCCTGGTGGCGCAGGCGATCAGTCTGCCCATAGCCCGCGGCGGTCGCGGCGGTCTGCTGCCGGGCCTGCTGGAAGCGCGAGCCGGCCAGCGCCGAGGGATCCCGGTAGACGTTGATGTCGCGCTCGGCCTTCACCCGCACCACGGGCGCCGGCAGGGTCATCGCGGCCCGGGCACGGACCACCAGGCGCGCGCCGGCGGTGGCCTGGGGCGCGGCCAGGGTGGCCGTGACGCGCGGCCGCACCACCAGCCGTGCCTGGGCGCTGGCCGCCGGGGCCGGCAGGGTCGCGGCGAGGGTGGCCCCGCGCCGGGGGATCTCGACACGCAGGGCGGCCGCGGGCGCCGGCAGGGTAACGCCGATGCGGGCGGTGAGGGTCTCGCCCCCTGCCCCGCCATCCTCGGTACCGAACTGCAGGTTGACCGTGCCGACCGGCTCGCCATACCCGGGCGCGCCGAACTGGAGGTTGATCTGGGCCATGCCGGCTCCTGGCTGGGGCGCTATGGCGCGCGATCGGGCCCGCTATCAGGCCTCGACGATCACGCCTTCGGTGATGTCGACGATCACCCCGGCATACAGCTGCGACTGGGTGATGGTGATGGCCGCGGTGGGGTTGCCCTGCTCGTCCTCCATGCCCACGGTGAGGTCGGCCACGGCGGTGCCGGCCACGTCGCGCAGCCGCGCCCAGGTGGCCACGCCCTCGGCAGTGGCCATCACCTCCTCGAAGGCCGCCAGGGTCATCACCCCGTTCTCGATGCTGGCCTCCAGCGGGTAAGGGCAGTCCACCACCGCCAGCTCGAGCTGGCCGGAGAGCGCCACATCGGCGCCCGCCGGCATCGGGTCGGCGTAGAAGGTCAGGGTGGCCCGGTTGCTGGCATCCGCCCCGGCGTTGGCGGCATCGGCGATGGCCAGCAGCCGGGCGTTTTTCACGGCAAGAGCGAGATTCATGCGGGCACCTCCGGCTGAGCGTTGTCGGCGATCACGGCGTTGTAGGTGCCGCTGTAGTCATGGGCCACCACGGTGAAGCGCTTGCCCGGGTCCAGGTCGTCGAACTGGTAGTAGCCGGCGGCATTGCTCCAGATCTCGCGCACGATGCGCCCCGTGCGGCGCTCGAAGCAGCGCACCCGGCGCGATACCGGCTGGCCGTTCTGGTCGGTGATGTTGCCCCTAAGCCGCCCCTGGCGATCGGGCCGTGAGACCACGCCCGCTGGCGAGAGATGGCTGCCGCCACTGCCGTCGCGCTGGTCGAACCACGCTGGAGGGGCTAGCAGCGCCGAGACGCCCTGCACCTGGCTACGTCCACTGCGCGGAATGGCGGTGGGGTTGGGCACCGCTTGAGGGTGCGGATTGTAGCCGTCCGCCTGCTGGTCGGTGGGCAGCACGCGCATCGCCAGGTAGGGGAAGCTCTTTACCGGCACTTCCTCGAGCAGGGCCTGGATCTCCACGCCCGGGTCTATGCTGCCTTCCTCGTCCACGTGGCTGAACTCCTGTTCCACGTAGGTGCCGATGGCGATATAGCCGGCCTCATTGGGGTGGATGCCGTCTGTCTCGCAATAGGCGGCGTCTATGTAGCCGGTCCCGCTGTCGATTACCGGCTGGTTGATGTCGATCGCCTGGTAGACGTTGCTCAGGGTCGGGCGGTAGTTGTTCCACCAGTCGAGGTATTGCTGGGCGTTGGCGGGGTTGCCGGGGTGATTGGCGTTGGGGTAGAGGGCGTTCAGCAGCACGCCCCGGGCGCCGCTGTTCTTGATGGCGGTCAGGCTGGCCTGGATGTTGTCGGTTCGGTTGGCCTGGTCGATGGCCGCCCCATAGTCGTTGTTCGAGGCCTGCAGGAAGATATAGCGGGCGTTGTGGTTCGTCGCCTCGCCGATCCGCGCCAATAGCTCCCCCGAATCCTGGCTGCCGATCCCCTTGTTGACGACGAAGCCGTTACGCAGCCCGGCATAGTACATATTGCCCTGCCAGCTGTTTTTCACATTGTCGATGCCAGGGTAGAAGCTGGGGCTCGGGTCGAAGTGGTTATGCCCGGCGGCGATGCTGTCGCCGATCGATACAAAGTTGGGGTAGCAGAAGCTGAGATAATCCAGCGCCGCCTCCATGTCACCGCTTCCCGATCCCTGGTTAAACTTCACTCTTCTTATGTCTGTCACAGAAGAAAAGTGCGCGCCGCTTCCCTTAAGCTCCAGCCCGGCCTGAGTCACCTTGTAGAAGGAAATCGCCGAGCGGTTAACATCAATATGGATCACGTATTCGACGCCAACGCTGGTGTCGATGCCGGTCTCCAGAACAAATCGCTCGTTACCGCCGTTCATGGACACGCTGACCGTGCCAACCTCGGGGGTCGTGTTTGGCCAGTTGTAATTAAGGATGAAATGGATCTTGGCAACTTGGCTTGAATTCTCCATCTGAAGGTAGGCGTACCGGCCCGACGCTTGGTCTTGCCGGATCTTGAAGTAGATCAGGAAGTCCTTCCCGGGTGAAATTGTCGGAATGGTCAGAAGCCGGCTGCTGGGATAGCTGGCGGACCCTGCCGGATAGACGATCTCGCTGCCCACCACGGTGGCATCACCCGTCGGTTCAGACCAGGCATCCAGAGAAACGCATTCATCATTGGCGATGAAATTCTCGTCCAGCACGAAGGGGATCGTGGAGTATAGATCATTGCGCAGTGCCATTACCTTGTCTGCATTAAGTGCTGCCGGGTAGGCATAAAAACCGTCCATCCTGCCGCTGTAATGACGGCTGTCAGAAATATAATCAACATTCCCACCCAGCTTTAGGGTGTTAGTCGATGTTGATGTGGTGGCGGAACAGGGGCCGCTTGCCGCCTCCACGCCATCGATAAATATCTTGTGGTATTGGCCGTTTTTTCGCACCGCGGCCACATGCACCCAGCGATCCACGTAGCCCGCGAAATCAGCATCTACGGGGTCGTAGTCACCCGACACACTCTTGAAATGACCGAAGGTCAGCGTGTTGCCGTTGTTGGTCAACCAGAAAAGAAGGCCATAGCTGTTGTTGGTGCTTTCTGCCTCGGCGCACATCGCCGCATTATTGTTTCCCGCAGCGGGGCGCATCCAGAAGGCGATGGTGTAGTCGCCGCCGTTGGTGCGGTAGCCGGTGTCCACATGGTTGCCACTAAACTCCAGGGCCTGGCCGTCGATGCCCTCGGCCTGGGTTGCCCCATAGATGGTGGCGTTGTACCCCCCGGTCTCGTCATACAGGGTACTTCCCGCCACGTTGTCCATGGTGTAGTGGACGTCGAATCCCGGCGGTACCGCACTTTGTTCCGGCGGCGCCACGGCGTCGTTGATCTCCACGTCCACCACATCGCACGCCATCGGCTCGCTGCCATCATGGTTGTTGCCCACCAGCAGCGGGGTGTCGGGCAGGATCACGGTTTCGCTAATCGATCCCACCTCGGCACCGTCCAGGTACAGGGTGGCCACGTCCTGGTCGTAAGCGAGGAATACCCGGTGATATTCGCCGTGCTGCCAGCTGCCCAGCAGGCTGCTGGTGCCGTTGATCCAGGCGCGGATTTCTCCGGTGGCGGTCTGCTCGATACGCACCCCGTTGGTGCCGTCATGCTGGGCGATCAGGCAGCCCTGGCCCGGGTGGGGGCGCACCCAGACGATCAAGCTGAAGGTAGTTTGAACGGTCAGCTGCAGGCCGAGCGTGATCTGGCCGGTGGTGCCGTCCAGGCGCGCCTCCTTACCCCCCTTGATCAGCTGGCTGGGGGCCCAGGTGACGCCGGCGGCGGTGCCGTGGGCGGTGCCCTCGCTGTCCTTGGCGTTGCCGTCGAGCTTGTAGCGGGCAATCAGGCTCATGCGCCCACCTCCGGCGCCCATTCATCCAGCCGCCAGGCCATCAGGCGTTCGGTGCCGGCGTTGCTGCGCGAGTCCATGGCCAGCCAGAACAGCACCGGCACGCCCTCCAGGTCGGGCAGGTTGTCCACCACCGCGCCGTGGTAGACGCTCGAGGTCTGTAGCGGCTGAAGCAGGCCCGGCATGAAGCCGCGCAGGCTGGCCTGCTCCACGACCATCACCTTGCCGGTGGCCACGTAGAAGCCATTGGTCGCGGGGTTCGGGTAGGCCAGCTTGTCGCCGCCGAGGTAGTCGCCGATGGCGTAAATCTCCCACGGCTGCTCACCGGGCAGCTGCTGGTATCCCCTGGCGATGCCGCGAAAATCGCTCGAGCCGATGGTGGTGAATCCGGTGTAGGGAGAATCGTTGGCATCCCATTCGCCGGCCCCGCCCTTGTCGCAGCCGTTGACCAGGCAATGGGCGGCGTCGCCGGGGCGCACGGTCTCGATGTCGCCCCATACGAAGGCGGCGCGCTTGCCCGGTGTGGCGTAGCGCGGGATCCAGTAGAGCAGATGGCCATCGGCCACCAGCAGCCACTCCGGCGTGGCGTAGCGGTGGCTGGCCGCCCACCAGTAGCTGGCCACGGCATCGAAGGTGGCGAAGTCGGTGAAGCTCTCGCAGATCCGCACGTTGGCGAAGTTGCCGTTCACGCCGCTGTCGCCGCTATAGCCGGTGTTCTCGACCAGCAGCACGTGGTCGGTGGCGTCCGGCGCGCTGCGACGCAGCGCGATCTTGTGGTTGGTGGCGTCTTCGGCCTCGATCGTCCAGCCGCCCACCGGGGCGGCCTTGGCCTCGAGGGTCGTCCCGGTGGCCGGGCTGGTGGCCGGGGCATACGGGGGCACGAAGGCGAAGGTGCTGTCGGTGGTGGCGGTGACGCGGTGCTCGCCGTTGTAGGCGGCCTGGTCGGCGCCGGTGATCGCGATCACCTGCCATTTCTTGAAGCCGTGGCCGGTACCGACGTCGACGGTGACCTCGCCGGTACCGCCGTCATAGGTCATGGTGCCGATCGGCGTGACATTGAAGCCGGTCACCAGGCAGGCCTTGAGCAGGCCGATGAAGTCGCCGGCGGCGGTATCGCCGAGCACGGGCGCGCCGCCCATGTCGTGAGTGAAGTGCTTGACGGGGAATGTCATCGAATCGCTCTCCGGGAGGATGATCAGGCGTCGACGTTGCCGCGCACCTGCAGGCGGAACTGGAAGTCACTGGCCTGGGCCTCGCCCTGCAGCACGGTGCGAGCGAGCCACAGCGGGGCGTTGGCGCCGATGGTGTTGAAGCGCAGTACGTTGCCGGCGGACCAGCCGCTGCCCCAGCCGCCGGCGGCGATGCGAAAATAGGGCACGCCGGTGTTGGGGTTGTTGGGCGCCGTCTCGGCGTTGATCGAGAAGGTGCCGATCTGGCCCACGCTCTCGCCGACGATGTTGCCGCCGCTGGTGGAGGTGAAGCGCAGCGCCCAGCGCTCGGTGATCGCCCCGCGATTGGTCACCGTTAGCGGGTAGGTGGTGGCGTTGTACTCGGCACTGGTCTCGTCGCCGATCAGCGAATCCGACCAGGTGTTGGTCCAGGTGGCCTGGTCGAACAGGTTGGCCCAGCGCGCCTGCAGGTCGCCGGCGATCAGCGCGGAGCTGACCAGGGTCTCCTCCGCCGGGTAGTCGTGGCTGAGCTGGCCGATCAGCGTCAGGGTGCCGCCGATCTGCACGTCGCCGATCAGCACCATGTCCTCGACGCGATGCACCGCATAGAGCGGCTCGCTGTAGTCGCCGGGCACGAAGGAGGCATCGAGGGTGACGGTGCCGGCGTCCAGGTCGGCGGCGTATTCCGCATCGCCCAGGCGGGTGCCGTTGGCGTCCTCCACGTGCAGCAGCGCCAGGCGGGTACGGCCGACGTCCAGCGTGTCGCCGGGCTGGGTGCCCAACGGCCAGGCCGTCTTGGCGGTGTGGTGGACGACTGCCACGTTGGCCGGGCGGTAGATCGGCACGCGGCCATCCGGCGGCAGGCGCACCGGGTCGAGGCCCAGCAGCTCGGCATCCAGCGGCAGGCTGGTCAGCACCACGGTGTTGAAGCGCGCCGTGCTGGGCAGCACCGCGCGGGGCCGCCAGATCATGCCGTTCTCGACGTCGGCCGGGTCGTACCAGGGCTCGTTCTTCTCCTCCGGGGTCAGGGTGCTGTCGTCCACCAGCTCGCCGAAGCGCGCTCTGGCCACGCCGGTGCTGTAGTCGACCTCGCCCTCGAGGTCGTCGCCGGTGATCTGCCCGCTGAACTGCGCCTGGCCGCTGAGCAGCTCGCCGTCCGCGGTGGTGGCCAGCAGGGTCAGCTCGCCGACCTGGATGGGCGAGCCCGGGGTGCGGAAGAAAACGTCATAGACGGTCCAGTTGCCGTACACCGTGACCAGGCTGTCGATGCTCACCTGGTTGGTACCGCCCTCCCCCCAGTCCTCGAGCACCACGCTGGCCGCGGCGTAGTCGATGGTGCCGCTGTAGAAGCCGGCGCCGGTCTGCGGGTCGACGTCGCGGTAGAGCTGGCCGTCGCGGTCCTCGAAGGTGCTGCCCCGAAAGGTGAAGCGCAGCGTGCCGGGCACGATGAGATCCTGCAGCAGCGGCAGCAGATCGAGGGCCAGGGGGCTGGGGCTCCTGGAGACGCTGTCGGTGGTGCTGGCCAGCACCTGGGGCTGCCAGCGGGCGATGATCGCCGAGCCGTCGGCGTAGTCGTCGGTGACGCTGGTCTCGCCCCAGTCCGAGCCGTTCTCGCCGCGGGACCAGCGCTGCACGTCGTGGACCTTCTCGACCTCGAGCGTCACGAGGCCGGTGTCGTAGTCCACGGTGCCGGCGAAGCCCTTGAGGCCGCCGGCGCCATCGTCGTAGGCCCGGTAGCGGATGGTGGTCTCGTCCTCGCGGCGCTCCTCGAAGGTCTCGCTGCCGGCCCCGCCGGCCGCCTGGCCGATGGTCCAGTTACCCGTGGTGTATTCGATCGTGTAGCCGCTGGCCTCCACGTCGCGGCGGGTGACGGTCCACTCGAGGCCCACGCTGCCGGGCTTGAGCGGTGCGTTGGGCAGCTGCAGCTGCACGAAGCCGCTGCCGTCCTTGCTGGGGTTGAAGGTCGCCGTGTCGCTCGCGCCGTATTCGTAGTCCACCACCACGTTGCTGTTGGCGTCCGGCCACTGGCCATCATTGAACTCGAGCCACACCTCGCCCACGCGGTCGCCGTTGGCGGCATCCTGGAAGCCGTAGACCATGCGCCCGGTGGCGGCGCCGGAGAGGTTGCCCAGGCCGTCGTCGGTCGCCGTGACCTCGACGCCCCCGGAGAGCCAGGTGGCGGTGACGCTGCCCGGCACCACGCCGCCCTGGTTGAGCGTGAAGCGCAGCGACGGCGTGGCGAACGGCACCTGGTAGCCGGCCCGGTCGACGTAGTGCACCGGCGTGCCCCAGTAGACGAGGATCGAGGAGTCGACGTCGGGCAGCGCCTGCAGGGTCATCGAGACCGAGCCGGTGGCGAAGTTGACCTGCCCGGTGCCGGCGCCGCTGAGCTCGCCGGTGCCGTTCTCGTCGCGCAGGGTGTACCACTTGCCCAGCGCCAGGTACTCCACCACCACGGTGCCCGGGGCCGGCAGCGGCTGCAGGCTGCGCGTGTAGCTGTAGCCGCGGTTGTTGACGGCCACGGCGATCTGCAGCGTCTCGGCCACCTGGGGGATCTCGTGGGTGATGCCGCCGCTCTCGACCTCAACGGCCACGTTGCCGCCGATCTGCACGTCGGTGACCGGGCTCTCGGTCTGGGTGCTGGGCACGATGGGCTGATAGACGCTCGCCACCTGCACCTGGTTGCTGCCGAGGCTGGCGGCCACGGCCAGGCGGCTGACGCCGTAATACTGGCTGGCATCCGCCACCTGGGTCTGGCGCAGCAGGGTGGCCGGCTGGGCGCGGGAGTCGCGGCGCGGCTCGTGCCCGGAGAAACGCTCGGTCAGCGCGGTGCTGATGTCGATGGTCAGCACCTGGCGGGTGAAGTCGCCGCTGCCGTCGGTGAACACCTGGTCCTGGGTCTCCACGCCGGTGATGCGCACGTACTGCTCGTTGCCCGCGCCCTCGCCGGATTCGGTGGAGAGCAGCAGCACGTCGCCGATGTCCGGCGGGGTCTCGCCGACCCGCTGGTAGGCGAGCAGCGAGCGCTGCCCCTCGAGCTGGTCGCCATACAGGCGCATGCGCGTCAGCGGCCCGGCCACCACGTAGCCCTCGATGCGGTTGCGGGCGTTGGCTCGCTCGTCGGTGGGGCTGCCGGTGGAGAACATCAGCACCGAGACGTTGGGGTCGTCCGGCGCCTGGTCGACGATCATGTGCGCGCCGAAGTAGTAGTCGGTGTCGTCGGTCTCCACGGCGGCGAAGGCCTTGCGCAGGTTGGTGCGGCCGTAGACGCGATCCAGGTCCGAGACGTCGTTGAAGATCTCGTTGCTGAGGCCGTCGACGATCTCGTTGCCGGTGATGCGCCCGCCGCCGTCGGCGTTGTCGGTCATGCGTTCCGACTTGAGCAGCTTGATGTCGCCTTGCAGGATCGGCATGGGGCTAGATCTCCTGGAGCCGCAGGGTGATGAGATAGGGATGGGTGCCGTCGGGATCGGCGAGGCGATAGACCGGCGTGGCCTCCAGCGGCTGGGCGTTGCCGGCCCGGCGCCAGGTCACCGTGAACGCACGGCCGTGGATGTCGAGCGTCAGCGGCGCGACCTCCTCGAGCAGCGTCTGCAGGGCCTGCACCTGGGCGCGGGGGAACCAGCTCGCGCCTTGGCTGGCCAGGGTGATCGGCCGGCCGCTCTGGCGGGTGCTGTGCTGGATGATCAGCGCGCCGCTCAGGGTGCGCTGCTCGGCGGCGGCCACCGGGCTCCAGTCGAACTCGTCCGGCCAGGCGAGATCCTCCGGCAGCGTGATGGCGCCGCCGGCATGGGTCAGGGTGATCATGGGCGTTCCTAGTAGGCTCGGCGGGCGTCGCGGCCCAGGGCATCGATTAGCAGCTGCTCGCTGCGCTCGTTATCGGCGGTGAGGTTGGCGGTACCGTTGGGCGTGACCAGCTCGATGCGCGTGGCCCGGGTGGGCTGGGCGGCCAGTGCCGCCTGTCGGGTGGCAGTCACCTGCTGGGCCGTCTGGTCGCGCTCGAAGGCCTCCCGCTCGCGCTGGTTCACCTCATCGCGCTGGCGACGACTGGCGGCCTCGCGTTCACGCTGGAGGGCGGCCCGCTTCTCGGCCTCGCTCTCCTCGCGGATCTGACGCATGCGCAGCTCGTGATTGCGCTCGGCGGCCTGCAGGGCCTGCTGAGCCAGCCTCTGCGCTTCGGCATCGCCCAGCGCCTGCGCGCGGTTCAGCTGCTCCTGCAACTCCTGCTGTCGCTCGAGGTACTGCAGCTCCTGCACGCGTCCGCGGTCGCCCTCCAGGCTGGCCCTCTCCTGCTCGGCGGCGGCCAAGGTGTCGGCCAGCGAGTCGCGCAGCGACTCCACCTCGCCGCGGATGCGGCGGATCTCGCCCTCGAGGCCCGACAGGGTCGCGTCATCCAGTAGGTCGAAGCGCTGCTTGAGGTCCTCCATGGTCATGGAGAGATCGACGCCGGTGCGCTCGCCTTTCTGCAGCTCGTCGAACAGCTCGGTGGCGGCGATCTTCTGGGCCAGGAAGGCCCGCTCGACCTCCCGGGCATCGCGCTTCACGCTGATCGCCCAGGCGGTGATGCCCGTGGCGTTCATGCTGGTGAGCGCCTCGCGGTTGAGGCGCTTGATCTCCTCGTTCACCTCGGCCAGGCGATCGCGCAGGCCCTCGATACCGGCCTGCGTCGTCTCGGCACCGCGCAGCGCGCGGAAGGCATTGCCGGCCCGGACGCTGAGCGCATCCATGGCCTCGAGCGCCGCCTTGAAGCCGTCGGCCATCCAGGCGGCGACGCCCCGGGCGGAGCTGACGACCTTCTTGTTGGACTGTTCGGTATCGCCCGCCGCCTGCTTCGCGGCATCTCCTAGCTGGTCTACCGAGTCGGCAGCATCGTCGACCTCGTCGCGGATGCCGTAAGACATGGCGCGAAACGCCGAGAGAATCGACCCAGCCCCCTCGACGCCATCGTTGACCATCTGCTGAAGCGTCGCGCGGAACGCTTCGCGCTCCTCCTGGCTGTTCAGGTCGTCCCAGACGGTGCCGAACGCCTCGCGCAGGGTCTTGGCCGAGACCTCCCCGGATCGGGCCAGCGTCTCGAAGGCCGCGATCGCCTCGCGATTGTTGTCGCTGATGCCGGTCTTGAGCTCGTCGACCGTCGTGCCGAGCGTCTCGGCAGCCTGCTCCATGGCACGCTTCTGGCGACGGGCACTCGCCTCGGCGGCCTCGGCGGCTTCTTCGTGGGCGTTGGCCTGCTCGCCGATTAGCTTGGCGGTATTGAGGGCCACTTGATCGAGCGCAGCGCTGGCCCGTCGCTGCCGTTCGGCGCTCTCCTCGGCCGCATCGGCGCTGTTGTCGTAGGCGCTGATGGCATTCTTGCCGGCCTCGAGCGCCTGGCGGCCGTACTCGACGGTCTGTGCCTCGAGGTCGCGCACCGCCTGCTGGGCGGCCTCCGAGTGGGCCCGCATCCTGGCCAGGGTCTCGTCGCTGACGATGCCCAGCTTGTTGAGCAGGCCCGCGGTGCTCTCCATCAGGTTGCGCACATGCGAATAGGCCTGGGCCGCCCCCGCCAGGACGCCAGCGATCACCGTCTGGATGCCGCGGAACACCGCCGTGAAGGTGTTGCCGAGGAACTGTGCCGTATCGATTAGCCCCTGGAGCGCCGCGCCTACCTTGTCGCGATTGGTGATGACGTACTGCATCCAGTCGCTGGTCTGGCGCAGCAGGTTGCCGAACACAGTGGCCAGGTCATCGACGAGGCCGGGGTTGTCCTCGAGCAGGCCATCAAACTGATCGGCCACTTCGGTGACGGCGGGGGCCATCTCGCCCAGCAGGCGGTTGCGTAGGCCCTGGAAACGCCCCTGGAGGCGCTCCACGGCCCGGTTGGTTTCTCGCAGGCGTTCCAGATCGGCGTCGCTCTGGATGGCCCCGACGTTGCGCGCCTCGGCGGCGAGCTCGCGCAGCCGAGCAGCATTGTCTGCCAGCAAGGGCCCCAGCAGGCTGGCATCGTTCGACAGGCTCTCGAGGATGTTGACCTGGCTGGCCTTGGGCAGGCTCTGCATGGCAGACGCCAGCCGCAGCAGCATCTCGTCAGGCGAGAGCTGGATCAACTCATCGAGGCTAAGGCCCAGGGCGTCGATGGCATCCTTCGCCTCACCGCCCCCGTTCTCATAGGCATCGCCGATCTTGTCGGCGACGTCCTTGAGCAGGTCGGCGGCATTGGCCGAGCCGTCGGCGGTACGATCCAGGGCATACTGGATCTCCTGCAGCCGCTGGGCGTTCGTGTCGAGTGATTCGCTGGTGTTATCCAGCTGATCGGCCATCTGCGCCTGAGCCGCGGTGTAGCGGGCGATCAGGCCGACGCTGAGCGCCGCCCCGCCGGCCGCCGCCGCGGCGCCCCAGGCGGCGAAGCGCTTGATGCCGCCGGCAAGGCTGCGAGCCAGCTTGCGCACGCTGCCCTCGGTGCCGTCGACCTGCTGGCGGTACTCGCGCAGGCGACCCTTGAGCTTGTCGACCGAGCCCTCGAGCTCGCGGGACTCCTGGTCGAGACGCTGCTGCTCGTCGGCCAGGTTGTCGACGTCGACACCGGCCTGCCTGGCATCCTCGCTCAGCTCGTCGAGCGCCTTGCCCTGGCGCTGGAAACTGGTGCTGGCCTTGTCGGCGGCCTGCTGGGCGCGGTCGAGCTCCTTGCCCTGCTTGGCGAAGGCGCGCTCGCTCTGCTTGAGGTCGCGGTTGAGGTCGCGGCTCTCGTCGCGGTAGTCCTCCCAGCTCTGCTTGGCCTGATCCACCACGGTGCGCTGCTCGGCGAGCTGGTCGCGCACGCCGCTGAGGGCCTCGGCCTGGCGCTCATAGCCGCGCCGTGCCTCCTCGGCGGCCCCGCGGGCCTGGTCGAGCTGGCGGGACTGGTCGGCGGTGGCCTTGCCGCTGGCCTCGATGGCGGCCTCGAGATCCTTCACCCGCTGGGCGGCATCGCGCCAGGCCTGGCGGGCCCCCAAGGTCTCGGCCTGCACGCCCTTGTACTGAGTCTGAAGCGCCTGCAGTGCACGGCGCTGCTGCTGGTAGGCCTCGCTGGCCTGCTCGGCACTGGCGGCGGCCTGCTCGGCGGCGCGGCGCTGGGCCTCCACGCCCTGGGCGCTATCGTCGTAGGCGCTGCGCAGGCGGTTGGCCTCGCCCACCGCCTCGTTCATGGCCTGCTCGGCCTCGGCGACCTTGCCGCGGGTCTGCTCGAGGGAGTCGATCAGCTTGCGCTGCTGGGCCAGCGAGGACATCGCCTCGTTGAGCTTCTCGACGTCAGCCGAGGCCTCGGTGGTATCGGCCCCCACCTCGTCGAGCTCACTGAGCAGCTTGCCGATGTCCTGCAGGCCATCCACGGCGGCCTGGATGCGCAGCTGGATGTCGTTCTGGTTCTGGGCCATGGGTCACCGTGCAGGCAAAGAAAAGCCCCGCTCGATGGCGGGGCTGGTGTGGTCTAGAGAGAGGGTGGAGACTCAACTCTCGTCGAGGTCTTCGATCTCCTCGATCTCGAAATTTTCATCGAAGTAGTACATCGCTTCACTGATGGTCATCCCACCTGCCAGGGCACGGGCGCGATAGCGAACGTATTGGCGGTAGCCGGGTATGCCCTTCTCGGGAGGCACCCATTCATCGAGCCGCAGAGACTCGGGATCGTAGAGCCGATACTCCAGGTCTGCCAGAATCGCCTCTCGAGTCTGTTCCGCCGCCGAGGGGTGAGGCTCCCAAGACCGGGCGATCTCCCTTTGCCGCTCGCGCTCTGCCTCTCGCTTGGCGCGTCGCTCCATCGCCTTGGTGGTAAAGGTCGACTGCTCTCCAGCATCGCACGGGCTGTCCTGAAAGGCTGTGCGCCCATCCACCTCGCATTTGTAAACCTGAGCCTGCGCCGGCAGCACCACCGCCACCAGGGCCAGGCCGATCCATCGCATCATGACGCTCCTCCCTCGGTTCCCTCGAGGCAGGTTACAACCCGTTACCCGGCCCCGCCACCTGCGGGGCCGGGCTCTCGCCATCAGATCTTTTTGTGCTTCTTCAGGCGCTCGACCTGATCGGGGCGGACCTTGAGCTTGGCGCCCTTCTCGTGGCGCTCGCCGTTATGGGTGTGCGGCTCGTGCAGGGTGACCTGCACGAGCTCTTCGGGCTGGGCCTTGGTGTCGCTCATCGCGTTGTCTCCGTGGGTTGATGTCTTACAGGCTGCTGGTGGATCACTTACGCCCAGGGTCGCCCCGGGCGTACGTCACGCGGGGTGTCAGTCGTACATGTCCATGGTGTACGGCGACTGCTTGCCTTCCAGGGTGACCAGCGAGCCGGTGAGCTGGCCGTTGATGAACTCACGGCCCATCAGCTCGGTGGCCTGGTCGGAGCTCAGCACCACGCGGTCGATTTCGACCCGCACCCGCTTGTTGGTGGCGAGGTTGACGCCCTCTACCAGGATGTAGCGCGGCTTGGAGATCTCACTCGCGCCGAGCACCCGGGTGCCGGTGGTGGCGTTGGTGTCGTAGTCGATGGTGACATCGGTGGCCGCGGCGGTGGTGGTGGCCTTGACCAGGCCGGCGGCATGGTCGATCTCGCAGCTGGCGGTGATGTCGGTGCTGCCGGTGGTCTCGGTGACGGTCACCGAGCCCTCGGCCAGGTTCGACTTGGCCAGCTTGATCCAGAGCCCCTCCTCCAGGGTGTGGGCCTCGCCGGTGATGGTGTCGACGGCGTCGTCGATGGCCGCGGTCTTGCCGGCCAGGGCCTCGGCCAGCTGGATCGCGGGCAGCGAGTCGAACTGGATGGTGAGGTTGGCGGCCTCGTTGGGCAGGTTCACGGCGTCGAGGGTCTGCCCGTAGGTGCCCTTCTTGTAGCTCTGCCGCTCGATGGTCTCGACGGTGTTGGGCGTGATGGCGAGCGACGGCACGTTGAGGGGGCCGCGCAGGGCGCCGACGTTGCCGCTCGAATCGACCTCGCCCATGAAGACGTCGCCGGCGACGATCAGGCCGGTATCTTGATAGCCAGACATGGTGCTTACCTCTCGCTGGTGTAGGTGATGGTGACGGGCAGGTAGATGGGCACGATGCGACTGCCCAGGTCGGCATCGTCGAGGGCGGCGTTGCCCGTGGTGATCTCCACCGCGAGGCGGTCGAGCTTGATCTTCTCGCCGGTGTAGAGCGCCCGGTAGAGGTCATCGAGCAGGGCGTCCTGCCGCTCGCGAGCGCCCTCGCCTCCTTTCAGGTAGGCGTCGAGCTGCAGGGTGCGCTGCTCGCTACGGGCCCCATTGGCTACCACGCGGGTGATGGCATTCTCGACGTTGCGCAGGTGCAGCACCGGCAGGGGGATGTCGTGCTGGATGTCGACCTGGGGCCTGTCGCTCTCGATGTGGGCGATGTCGGTGTGGTAACCGTTGGCCACGCTGATCGCCTCGAGGCGCTCGAGCAGCTTGGCGACCACCCGGGTGCTCTTGGGCTGGCTCATGCTCACTTCCCTTTCCGGGCCCACTCCCTGTTGAAGCGGGTCATGAACTTGCCATCGACACCGCTGGCGATCTCGCTACGCAGGCGGTCGTCGACCTGGTGGTTCCAGTGGTTCTTGAGGCCCCAGCCGGCGGCGCGACGGATGCGGTCCTGGCTGCCCTTGCGGTACCGGGTGAGCGGGACGCCGCGGCCCTTGGGGTTCACGAAGCCCCACACGCGCATGCGCTGCCCGCCCTTGCGGACCCAGATGCTGGCCCGGGTACCGGTGCCGTCGGTCTGTCGGGTCTCGTACTGCCAGTGGCGGAAGCGCACCGGCGCACGGTTGAGCTTGAGCTCGGCGAAGGGGCGCTCCTCCTTGAGGCTGGCCTTGCGCACGCTGATGCGCTTGGCCACCTCGCGTTTCTTGATACCGCCGTCCTGGCTGATGCGACCGACCAGGGCCTGCCGGGTCTCGGCGGCCTGCTCGTTCACGGCGCCGGCAATGGCCCGGCGGGTGGCGGCGGGCAGCGCCTGGAAGGCCTTCTTGCTCTCGCTGAGCCCGCCGACCACCACGCCCTTGGGCAGCTTGCTGTTCTTGCCTCTTGCTCTTGCCATGTCGTCAGCCCGGGATGGTGAACAGCTGGACGGTGATGCCGTCGTCGGTGCCCTCGACCTGGCCGACGATCTCAAGCGACAGGCCGGCGATCTGAATCAGGTCGCCGGCCTCGGCCCAAGGCCAGGTCAGCTGCGGCTGGATCACCTCCACCAGGTGGCGGGGCTCGTTGGCCTGGCCGACGAAGACGTTCTCGCGCAGCAGGAAGGCCTCGATGCTATAGCCGATGCCGGTGGCGAACGGCACATAGCTGGCCGGCATGCCCTGCAGGCGCCGCGCGGCGATCTCCACCACCGTGCGGGCCGGGTCGATGGCCTCGACGATGAACAGCCCGCCGTCGCGGCGCTCGATCAGCTGGCCGACCTGCAGGCCTGGCCGCGGGCGCATGCGCACGAGCGTGGCGCCCGGGGCGCGGATGCCCTGCTGCTCGGTGCGCCCGGCGCTCTTGGGCTCGACGAACTCGGCCCAGGCGTTGCCGGCCGCGGGCCAGCTGGGCGGGTGGCCGTGGCGGGCGCCGCGCAGGGTGACGCGGTGGCGGAGTCGTCCGGCTCTCATGTCGGGGTCACCACGTAGTGATCGAGCAGCCCGTCGATGAAGCGATGCTCGGAGGTGATGGTGCCGGTGACGGCCTTCTCGCGGTGCTCATAGAGCGAGGCCACGGTGACCAGGATCCACTGGCGGATCGCAGACGGCACGTCAGCAGCCGCTTCGCCGTAGCCGGCGGTGAAGGCTACGGTCACGGTGCCCGTCAGCGAGCGGTTGGCGATCACCGCCGGGAAGTCGCCAATCTCGACCCGGTAGTCGGTCGGGTCGAGCGTGCCCTGGTCGTCGCTGACGCTGGTCACCGCCAGCAGCGGCCAGCGGCGCAGGCAGACGGTATTGCCGTCCGCCGGCTGCCGCTGCTGCCACGCCTGGGTGATCAGCGCCCGCCCGGTGCGCTGCTCGGCTTCCTGGCGGGCGGCGGCGATCAGGCGCTCGAACATGCCGTCGTGCTCGGCGTGCTCGACCAGGGACTGCTCCTTGGCCTCGGCGACGCTGACCGGCTCGACGCTCGGCGCGGTGACCAGACGAGTGCGCACGACCATGGGTTAGCCCTGCGCCGCTTGCTTGCGCTGAGCCTGGGCGGCACGGATGGCGCCGCTGTCGCCGTCGGCACCGCCGCCCTTGATCAGTCGCTGCGCCTCGGCATAGCTGAGCTTGGGGGTATCCCCCGGCTTGAAGTCTTTCTTGCCCACCCGCTCGTCGCGCAGGATCAGCACGGTCAGGTGCGACGGTGTCTTGCCGCCGGCCTTGGGCTCGGTGGTCTTGGGTTCGGCCATGATGATGTCCTCGATGGATGGCACTGACGCGGGGCCGGGAGGCCCCGCGACGCGTCTACCGATCAGCGATCAGGATCAGCTGGCGGCGTTCTGGAAGTGCTTCACGGCACCGCCGACGTCCATCAGGCGGCCACCTGAGCGCATGAAGGCGAGGAAGCCGACCTGCCCCTTCTCGGTGTACTTGGAGTCGGTCATGCGGAAGAACTGGAGCTGCATGACGTCGCGGATGATGTACTTGGCGTAGTCGCCGAAGAGCATCGGCTTGTTGCCGGCACCCAGCTGATCCATGTGCTGGTTGATGGTGTAGCGGTAGCCGTTGAGGGTATCCGGCTCGCTGGTGGCGACGCCCGGCACCCACAGCGGGCGGCCGTCGGCATCCTTGAGCTTCTTGAGCGAGCGCAGGGTCATGTCGTGGAACATGTACCCGACGTTGCCGCTGCGCCGGTAGGCCGGGTCGACGCTGTGCTCGAGGTCCACCAGGTCGTCATAGAGGATTTCGTCGACCTGCCCGGTGGGGGCGATCTTCCCGGAGGCCGAGCTGGTGACGATGCCGTGGGGCTGGCCGGTGCCGGTGCCCACGGTGAACAGCCGGTTGGTGATGCGACCCAGGCGCTCCTGGAGCAGCTCGCGCACGTAGGCCTCGAGATCGATCTCGCTGTCCTGCAGCAGCTCGAAGGGCAGTGCGATGGACTTGGACGAGAACTTGTAGGTGGCGTGCGGCAGGGTGCCGAAGCTGGTCTCGCCGGTGGTGACCGAGACGTTCTCGCCGACGATCTCGCCTTCCTCGCTGGTGGCGTCGGTGGTCGGCCAGTTGATCGCCACACCGCTCGAGGTCTGGATGACCCGGGAGGCCTCGCGCATGCCACCGAACGCCTTCAGTGCCTTGAGCAGCTCGGCGCTGAACTGGTCCGGGGCCAGGTAGCCACCCTCGCTGCCGGTGCCGGTGCTCATGGCGTTCTGCAGCATCTTCTGTCGCTGGGCCTGGACGTGCTCGCGCTGCTCGGCGTTGAGGCCGTCGACACCCTCGCGCATCCAGGCGCGGAAGATGGCGCTCTCCTTCTGCTTGAGCGCGGTGGCCTCGTCAGTGCTGATGCCGTCGCGGCCGGCGCGATCCTCGACCCGATGCTTCTCCTCGGCCTCGCGGTCGAGCAGCTTCTGCTGGCGATCGATGCTGGCATCGATGCGGTCGATCTCGCCGATCAGGTTGTTGTACTGATCGTCCTGCTCCTTGCCCCACTTGTCGCCGGGGTGCTGGTCGAGCAGCTCGCGGGCGCCCTTGGCGGCCTTGGTGCGCTGCTCCCGCAGTTCTTGGATGCTCTGAGGCATGATGCTGTCTCCTTCGCTTACGAAAACGCCGCCCGGTGGGCGGCGTAGGGATATGGCACGCGGGAGCCCGCTAGTGCCGTTCGATCAGCGCGAGCCGTCGCTCGGCTTGCGCTCGGTCGTAGAGGTGCTCCGGGGGCGGCCCTTCAGTGAGGGCGCTGGGCGTGTTGTGGTAGGCAGCCAGGTTCCACTGGGCAGCGGCCTGGCGGCGGTCGGTTTCGAGGATGCTGGTGATGAAGCCATGCTCCTTTGCCTCCGCGGCGGTGAACCAGGTTTCGGCCTCCATCCAGGCGGTGAGGTCATCACGCTTGGCGCCGGTGCGCTTGGCGTAGGCGTCGAGGATGGAGTCGTCGACCTTGCCCAGCAGGTCGGCCTGCTGGCGGTGGTCGCGCTTGTTGCCCATGGTCAGCGTCCAGGCCTCATGGATCATGAAGAAGCCGCCCTCGGTCATCTCGACCTCGTCGGTGACCATGGGCAGGAAGGTCGCCGCGCTGGCGGCCAGGCCTTCGATGTGGGCCACCGTCTTCACCTTGAGCTGCGACAGGGCGGTGGCCATGGCGCGGGCCTCGAAGACGTCGCCGCCGGGGGAGTTGATGTAGAGGTGGAGCTCGTCGATCTCCCCCTCCATGGCGCGGACCTCGCGGTTGAAGGCCTCGGCGCTGATGCCGAACCAGTCGCCGATGGCGTCGTAGAGATAGATCTCGCCGCGACCTTCGTTGCGCAGGGCGCGGAAGTCCTTGGGCTTGGCCTGGTTGTCCAGGAACAGCTGGAGCAGCTTAGGCATCGGCATCGGGGGTCACCTCGGGTGCATAGAGTTGGTCGCCGCCGTTGATCGGGGGCAGGTTCTCGCGGGCGCGGACCTCGTTGGGGGTCATGTAGCCGGGCGCCTGAGTACCGCCGAGCGCGGCCTTGTAATACTCCGAGCGGGCCTTGGCATCGCCGCGCAGCAGGGCGGTGACGTTGAACTCGGCGAAGAGGTTGCGATCGCGCAGCAGCTTGCGATTGATCTCCTGGGCCCAGCGCGTCAAGTGGGGCTGCAGGGTGTAGATGATGAAGCCGAGGCCCATCTGCTCGAGGCCGCTGCCCCAGCTGGTGGACTTCTCGTTGGCGTTGATCATCCAGCTGGGCAGGCCGAAGGCGCGGGCGATGTCGGTGACCTGGAACTGACGGGCCTCCATCAGCTGGGCGTCTTCCGAGGTCATGGTGATCTGGTGCACCTTGGCGCCCCCGACCAGCATGCCCGGCAGGTGCGCGTTGGCGGTGCCCTGGTGCTTCTTCAGCCAGTTGTTGCGGATCAGGTCGATCTGCTCCTGGCTCGGCGTGCCGTCCGTGGTGATGACGTGGTCCGGCCGGGCGCCGTTGCTGAAGAAGCGGGCGCTGTACTCCTCGGCGGCCATGGCCAGGCCGATGCCCTGCTTGGCGGCCAGGCCGATCACCGAGGGGCTGCAGACGCCATCGAAGCCGACGTTGGGCAGGTGCAGGACGTCGTCCTGGTCGAGGCCGACATAGCCCTCCTCGTCCAGGTTGGCGTAGTAGCGCAGGCGCCCGCCGGCCTTCTCGATGATGGTGTTCTGGCGCGGCAGAGGCTCGAGCCGCTCGGGCACACCCCGACGGTTGCGGCGGATGCGCGCCAAGCCGTCGCCGCGCAGCAGCATCGAGGCGATCTGGGCCTCGCGCATGGCGCTGGACGTGAACAGCGGACTGGCTTCCTGGTTGAGCAGCCACCACAGGGGATGGTCGATGCGTTCCTTGCCACCATCCGCCGTGCGGCGATAGATGTGCAGCGGCATGGTGGAGACGGCACCGCAGAGCATGCGCACGCAGGCGTAGACCGCGGTGACGCGCATCGCGGTCTCGGCGGTGACCGCCGGGCCGGCATAGCTGGGCGCGACCTGGAAGAGCTCCATCATGCTCTCCACGTCGCCGCTGCTGACGGTCTGGTCCTTGATGCCAGGGTCAGGCGTGACCGTGGGCTCGTGGCGCGCCTCCGGGGCGTCGTCGCGGCCGGTCAGGCGGTTGAGTAGATTGCGCATGGCGCTCCCGTCACAGGATGATGAAACCGGGTTCCGGCTCGGGCTCGGCCAGCTCGCCCAGCGTCAGGGCGGTGGCCATCACCGCTGCGACGACACCGTCGACGCGGCCGGTGCTCTTGGCCTTGTTGATCTTGCGGTTGCCGGCCGGATCCTCGGCGTAGACCGCATTGGCGGCGCACCAGGTCAGCACCGGGTGCCCCTGGTGGCGAAGCTCAGCGTTGACCAGGCGACGCTCGAACTCGTCCACCGCCGGCGACATGTCCTTGAAGCCCTGGCCGACCGGGGTCAGCGGCGGCAGGCTCAGGCCCTCGTCGTCGATCAGCGAAGTGAGATCCTCGATCCGCCAGCGGTCGTAGCCGATGCCCTGCAGGTCGTAGCGCTCGGTGATCTCCACCAGCTTGTGCAGCACGTGGCGCTTGTTGATGGCCCGCCCGGGGGTGGTATCGAGGTGACCAGCCTTCTGCCAGGCCAGGTAGGGCACCCGATCCTGCTCGCCCTTCTTGGCGAGGCCGTCCGCCGGCAACCAGAACCACGGCACCATGCGCCACACCGGGTCGCTCTCGATCGGCTCGAACATCAGCACCAGGGAGGTCAGGTCCTGGGTGCTGGAGAGATCGAGGCCGGCGACGCAGCGGCGGCCGATCAGCAGGTCGTGGTCGAAGTCCTCGTCCTGGGTGGCGAGCCAGGCGTCGCGGCTGATCGCCGGGTTGTCGGCCTGCACCCACTGGCAGAAGTTGAGACGCCGGACGGTGGCCTCCTTCGAGGGCATGCCGCGCGCCTGGGTGACCTGCTCGCGCAGGTACTTGAGCCCGGGGATGCCGTAGGCCAGCGAGGGGTTGGCCTTGTACCAGCACTGCTCGTCCTCGAAGGGGTTGTCGGTCTCGTCCAGGCTGCAGACGAAGCCGAAGAAGCTGTCGTCCTCGAGCGCGCCGCTGGCGATCTTGTCGGCGTAGTCGTGATAGTCCCAGCACACGGTCAAGCGATCCGTGCCGCTGTTGGTGATCATGAAGATCAGCGCCTGCTCGCGGCTCTTGGTGCCGGCGCGCATCATCTCCACGACCATGGCGGTCTTGTGCTCGTGGATCTCGTCGAGCAGGGCGATGTGAGGCCGCGGGCCTGACTGGCCATCGTCGGCACTCACCGTGCGGAAGAAGCTGGCCGTCTTGTGGAAGGCGAGGTTGTACTCCTTCCCCGGGGCCCCGCTCTTGGCGATGCTATGGGCCAGCAGCGGCGACTGGTCGACCATGGCCACGGCGTCGCGGAACAGGATCTGCGCCTGGTCCTTCTTGGTGGCCGCGGCGTAGACCTCGGCGCGGTGCTCGCCGTCGGCGACCAGCCCATAGAGCCCGACGCCGCCGGCCAACGGCGACTTGCCAGAGCCTTTGGCGGTCTCGACGTAGGCGACGCGGAAGCGGCGGAAGCCGTCCTCGCCCTTCCAGCCGAACAGGCTGCCGACGATGAAGGCCTGCCAGGGCAGCACCTCGAACGGCTGCCCCTCGAAGCGCCCGCCGTTGAGGCGCAGCACGTCCTCGAAGAAGCCGATGGCATGGGCCGCCGCCTCGACATCCCAATAGAGCCCGCGGGCCGGTCCCTCTTCCAGGTCGCGCAGGTGACGCGCACAGGCGTGGCGCACCTGGGGCCCGGCGATCAGCTCGCCGGCAACGACCGCCTGAGCGTAGGCTGTGGCGCGATCGTCACAGGCCGTACTTTCGGGCGGTCTCGGCTTGCTCATTGGGGAACAGCTCTCCTTGTTGCACCGTGCCGGCCCCGAGGCTGGCCCGGGCCGACGGGTTCAGGCCGAACGAGCTGCCGGCCTTGCGCATGCGTTCCTCCGCGCGGTTGGCCAGCTGCATCCAGGCGCTCATCTGCTTGTAGCCGCTCGGGGTCGTCTCGACGAAGCCGGCCGACTCCATCGCGCTGATCTTCTCCCGGGCGACCTTCCAGTCGGCCCAGGCCTGGCAGTAGACGGCCAGTTCGCCGCGATCCAGCTTGCTGATCAGGCCGAGGGTCTGGAGATCCTTGGCGATGCGCTTCCACTCGGCCTTGGCATCCTTGGTCAGGAACGCCGGGCACGGCGGGATCTCGGCCGGCAGCTGCTGCTGGCCGGTATGCTCCAGCTCGTGCGAGGGCTTCTTGCTCGGGTTGCCGCGCAGCGCGTGGACGTTCGCCGGCAACGGCTTACGCCCGGAATTCCGGTTGCCCGCCATGGCGAACCTCCTATGGTTGATGGCCAGAGCCCCCGGCAGGCTCGAGGTACCCCCCTCCCTTTTTTCCCGCTTCGATACGCGAAGGGAAGGCTACCGGTCGAGGGTCCGAGGGCCGTGGACTTTCGATACCCCCCCTCCCCTTCAGCTCCAATGGTGGCCAGGCGAGGTGGGGATGCCGGACTCGTCACACGCGGCGAGACCGCCGCGCTCCATGCGTTGCTTCACGCTGTCGTGATGCCACTTGCACAGCGATTGCCAGTTGTTCCGGTCCCAGAACAGGACCATGTCACCCCGATGGGGCTTGATGTGATCGACGATCACCGCCGGCACCAAGCGGCCAGTGGCTTGGCACATAATGCAAAGCGGATGCTTGCGCAGGTAGCCGGCGCGGGCCTTCTTCCAGCGATTGTCGTAACCTCGCTGGGCACTACTGCCGCGGCGGTCATCGTAAGCGCTGGGTATCTCGCTCACTTCTCACCTGCCGAGCCGGGCTGGTCCAGCAGGTCTGCCACGGCCGCGCGGTCGGCGTTAGCCCGGCGCCTCAGTGATTCGTAGTCGGCCAGCAGCTGCAGCAGATCACGGTTGCGCGTCACCTGCCGCGTCGGGGCCGGCAGCGGGCGAACCAGGAAGCTCGGCACCTCCGGCACCATCGCCACCGGCACCGTGACCGGCTCCCGTGCGGAGGTCGCGCAGCCACTGGCGAACAGCAGCAGGGCTAGGCTGCCCGGCCCAATCAGCAGTCTTGGCATCGTCTCGCTCCAGGTTGCGGGCGGCCTGGCGCACCAGGTCGAGTAGCTCGCCATCACGCAGCAAGCGCTCGTCGCGCTCGCCCAGCGCCTCGGTCATCGTCGCTATCTGCCGGTTCTGCCAGCGCTGATGTTCGAGCAGAATGGCCGCCCGATCCTCGACGCGAGCCACGCGGGCCTGGCTGGCCCCCAACGCCTCGGCATAATGGCGCGCCTGCATCCCGGCATACACGGTGATGCCCAGGAGCACGGCCAGCAGCCAGACCGGCCCGGCACTCAAGATGCGGCGGATCATTTCAGCCACCTGCCGATGATCTTGTCGTAGGCCTGGTCGATACGCTCACGGATCCAGACAGCACCCATGAAGGAAATGACGGCGCCGATGCTGGCCGCGAGGGCACCAGGGAGACCGAAGTAACTCAGCAGCGGGAACAGCGCGAGCACCAGGCAGCCGCACATCACTGCCTCGAGCCAACTCTTGCGCTTCGCGTTGCCAGCGTGGAGACCCCGCACCAGGGCGACCACGAAGGCCAGGCCCGCCGCATATAGCTGCGGCCACGCACTGGCCACATAGGCCAGCGCCGCCTGCAAGAACTGAGGGTCCTTATCAGGGCCTGACATGGCATCTCTCATACGGTTCATGGAACACCTCGTTGGCGTCCCTGCGTGTTGGTTATGGGTCTTATTCGGCACGGGCGGCAGCGGCGATCACGCCCGCCACCGCGCTGGCCAGCCCTCGCTTGCCGGCGATGTACGCCGCGAGGTCCTGTTTGTGGGTCAGGAAGAACAGCTCGTGGACGATGCCGCCGCCGTCGCTGACAAACGCCAGGCGATGGTGCTGGCCGGCATCCTCGGGATGGGCGCCGCGGTTGCGGATGCCCAGGGCGTCCGCCGTGGCGTGGCACAGCTTGACGGCCAGCGGCAGCTGGTCATCCCGGGAGAGCGTCCAGGTGCCGGAGGCCGAGGGGCTCGCCGCATCGCAGTGGAACTCCACCGCGATCGAGGCGCCGCCGGCCAGCGCCGCCGCCTTGTTCAACGGCCAGTTGTCCGTGCCATCTCCGTCGGTGAGGTGGCGGATGCCCTGCCGGGCCAGCGCCTGGCTCACCAGGTTGCGAAACTCGGTGACGATCTCCGCCTCTCGGTAGCCATGGGCCACCGCGCCCGGGTCGCGGTTGCTGTGCCCGGCGCTGATCACCACGGTGTGGCGCTGGGGCCCCGCCTGGGGAATCGCGTCCACCTCGGTCACCCAGCCCATGGCACCCTCCAGAACGAAAAGTGCCGCCCGAAGGCGGCGCCGCCCACCACGGCGGGAGTAACTCGGTGCGTCAGCTGCGCCTGAACGAAAGCGCCCCGGCACAAGGGCCGGGGCGAACGAGGCGACTACAAGAGAGAACCCGATCAGGCGCAGCTATCTGACGGTATCGGAATGATGGCCCCCGAGTGCGGTGGCATCAACCGACCGGTAATGCCAACGCCGTAATACGCTGGCCGGTCGACCGTAGGTCGCCGCAATACACAGGGTATCGGCACCCTCACCCACGGCGGCGGCGCCCCATGTGATGACGCATCGCCGTCAGCAGCGCGTGGTGCAGGGCGTCCAGCTGGTCGTAGTAGGTCCGGCGAGGCAGGCCCAGGCGCCGCGCCTTCTCGTCGGAGTAGCCGTTCCAGCGGTAGTGCTCGTGGGCAATCACCTGGTGCTTGTCTTCCAGGGTCTGAAGGGCCTGCTCCACCTGCCAGGCGGCGTCGTCCATGTCGCCCAGGTTGAGCGGATCGCGACTGCCCTTGGGGCCACCGGAGCGCGGCGGGACGCCGCGGAACTCCACCAGGCGCCCCAGGGGGGAGCACTGGCGCATACCCTGGCCGCGGTGCTGGTCGGCCCAATGCTGCAGAAGTTCGTCCATTTCCTTGATCATATCGCCTCCGTCGGATCGTCTGACCCTCTGTCGGAATATCTGTCTGAACGATTTCCCCAATAACGACAGACAGTTACTTCATTCTTCAGACAGTCAGACAGAAATAATAAGGGGTTAGTCATGCGCATACGCGCGCACGGGCTACTCGGGAAATCGGCGTCGGACTGTCGGAAACCGCGTGGTTGTGGCAATCCTGCGTCTGATAGAGCGTCTGATGGTCTGTCGGACTGTCGGAATCATGAGCGAGCCCCCTCGTCGGCCTTCACCTCGAGCTTGAAGCGGAAGTCGCGAGCCTCCTTGGCCGCATGGTCGGGCCAGCCGGCCTTTCCGATCTTGTCCGCCTGCTCCGGCGGCACGAACAGCCGCGTCGTCTTGAACTCGCCGTTGGCCGCCGGGTAGCGGATGTCGCGTCGATCACGCACCAGATCGCGGGCCACCTCGTCGCAGAACCAGCGCTGCTTGGTCTTGAACTCGTTGGTGTTCTCGCACCATCGCAGGAACGCCTTCCAGAGGTCCGCCACGGCCACCACCCCATAGGGCAGCCCCAGGTCGCCCGCCCGCCACTCGTGGACGAAGAAGCGCGCCGGCGAGAGGCTCGAATCGATCAGCCTCTGCTTTGCATCCGAGAGCGGCGGCTTGGTGTGTGCCTTGAAGCCCGCCAGGTCGAGATCCAGCAAGTAACGGTAGAAGCACTCCACCCCGCCCTGGTCGATCTCCTCGGCCAGCGCCTCGAAGTAGGCCGGCGGAGGCAGATCCTCCACGTGGAGCACGAAGTAGCGCCGGTCGCCCAGGTCGAGCTCCAGGGGCACGGTCGAGTTGGAGAGGAAGACGAAATTCACATGGTTGCGCTCGCTGCGCAGCGGCATGTTCTTCTCGTTGATCTGCAGCTCGTCGCCGGTGACCACGTGCTTGAGCACGCCCTTGTAGTGGGCCTTCTCCGCCCGGCTGACCACCTCCTCGGCCAGCGCGAACAGACGGCGCGACTGCCAGCCGGTGAACTGGCTCTCCAGCTGGGCCTGGCCGATCGTGATGCCGTACTCGCCGTAGATCCGCTTCAGGATGCCCTCGAACAGCAGCGACTTGCCCGTGCCCTCCGAGCCGTGCACAAGCACCGCCGTGGCCATCTTGGTGCCCGGCCACTGCAGAGGAAGCGCCATCCACTTGAGCAGCCAGAAGAACTCCTCTTCCCGATAGCCGCACAGCCGCCACACATGGTTGAGGATCCGCTCGCAGCCCTGCCGGCCCCGCGAATCCGCCTCCATCTTGAAGCCGTCGTAGAGGTTGACCGACAGCCTCGGGTCGATCGTCTCTGTGGGATCGAACACCACTTCCTCGGCGATCATCCGCCACGGGTGGTCCTGCCACTCCTTGAACGTCTCGCGGCCGACCGCCTCGCGCACGTGCGGTACCCGGATCAGCTTGCGTCGAAGGCCATCCCAGACCAGATCCGTGCCGTAGATCAGCCGGAAGTGCTGCAGCATGTCGCCCTTGCTGACGCGAACGCCAAAGGGATTGTCCTCCCCTTCCCCCTCCGGCGGGTGTGCGGGCGCGGCGGTAACCTCATCCGTCTGGTCGCCGCTCTCCCGGGAGGGGGCCACGGGGAGGGTCTCATCATTCGCCGCTTCCACGGCGGCGGTCAGCTGCTCGCGCACAGCGTCCAGGCCGCGGGCCTGGTGCAGATCGTTCCAATCCATCAGGCGGCCTCCATGCTCGGGAAGGCCACCGCGCAGCCCAGCTTCTCGGCCAGCGCCTCGGTCTTGGCGCGGCCGGGGTTGTCCTTCGTCTCCGGGTCATCGTCGCCGCACAGGATCAGCTGGCTCTGGGGGAACATCTGCCGCACCAGCTGCGCCACCCGGGCCATGTTGCCGAGATCCAGCGCCACGGCCACCGGCCAGCCCGTCGCCTCGTGCACGCTCGCCGCCGTGGCGTAGCCCTCGGCCACCGCCACCACCGGCGGCACCGCATCGCCGGCCCGGTCGATCAGGTGAAAGCACCCCATCTTGCGGCCGAACCGCGGGAACAGCTTGGTGCCCAGGTGGTTGATCGTCTGCAGCGCCCACAGCTTGCCGCCGGCATCGCGCAGCGGCACCACCAGGTCGCCCTGGCGCACGTGGAAGAAGTGCAGGTGATCCGGCCGGGGCTTGGGCACATCCGCCCAGAACTGGCGCGTCTCCTGCCCCGCCCATACGTCCACCCGCTCGCGCAGGCTGTCGACGTTGACCACCAGCGAGCGGCGCGGGAACAGCACGCCGTAGGCGCCCACGCCCTTGCGGTCCAGGTAGGGCGAGGCGCCGTGATCCTGCAGATGCTGCTCGAACACCCGCTGGCAGGCCTCGGCCACCGCCTCGCGCATGCGCTCGAGCTTGGCCTGGTCCGCCTCCACCGCTTCGGCCGCCCGGCGGCGGCGCTCCTCTGCCTCGGCCTTCAGTCGCCGGAGATACTCGGCGCTCATCTCGCGACGCTCGCGCTTCCAGCCGCCATCGGCGGCCAGCTTGATGATGGTGCCCAGGTGCACGTGGCCCGGCGTCAGGCTGCGCCACACGCTCTTGGCATCCGCCGCCTTGTAGCTTGCCGCCTGCTGGCTCCACTCGTCCCAGGCCGCGAAGCCGTCGTCGCCGTACTCCGTCTTGCAGGCGTTGCCGATGCTGACCCACGTCTCGCGGTCATCGGCGGCGATGTGCTGCAGGGCGAGACGCAGTTCGTCCAGGGTCAGGGGATCATGCTGCATAGGTCACCCCCTCGCCTTGGACGTTGTAGGGAGGGCACTCATCTTGGTCATACGATAGGCTTAGTGGTGCCAACCAGAAGCCCAACGCGGAAACCAAGGAGTGCCCATGACAAAGGAACAGAAACCAGATCGCCAGCCTCAGCCCCGTGATCTGCCGGATCCCGACCGTCCCGGGAGGGCACACGTGCCCATCCATCGCCGGCCGGGCACCAAGTAGGGGCTGATATGAGCCACAAGGTGAGGAAAACAGATGGAAGCGACGAAACCGGAAGACAGGCCACGTAACCGCGACGACATGGAGTACGAAATCCGCTATTCCATTCGCCTTCTCACCTTGCATGCCAACTTGGCGCGAAATGCCGACGTGCTGCTGACAGGTGCCACACTGCTGGGCCTGGCGGGCGGCGTCGGTTCGATGGTCAATCAGAGCGGCATCCTCGCCAGCGTGGCCGGCGGTGCACTCACCGTGGTGGCAGTGGCCCAGGTACTGTTCAAGCCTGCCGAGAAGAAGCTGCAAGCCAATTTTCGAAAGCAGAGCTATGCCGACCTGTGGAGCAGGTTCCGCCGACTGTCGGATGATGAAATAGACAGTGAGCTGGCGAAGCTCCATGGCAGTGATCTCAACGAGATCGAGGGCTTGCGATTGATCGCCGAATTCGATGTATGCAAGGAGCTTGGACTCGACGAGACAGAACTGACGCCCATGACGACATGGAACCGCCTGCTCAAGGCTGTCAGCTGAAAGGAGTCGAAAATGCAGTTGCTCGACAGGCACGTACAGAGGGACTTGTTGAACACGCTGGGTGAAAGATACCCGAATCCCGTGACTGACCTGTTTGATCCCGTGGACCTCGAGTGCCCTGCAAGCGTGAACCTCCATTACCTTGAGGAGCATGGCCTGGTTACACTCGAGCGGGTCGAACGCGCTCGGCATCCCTCTCAACACCGCCCCGGAATAGCCCGTTGGCATGGCCCTACACTCAAGGGAAGCGCCACTATCACTGCTGCGGGGATGGACTTCCTCTCCGACGACGGTGGGCTCTCGGCGATACTTGGCACTGTCACCGTCCGCCTGCATGCGGACAGCATCCGCGACCTGATCGAAACCAGAATCATCGCGAGTGATCAGGTGCCTGAGGATGAAAAACCCGGACTCATTGCCGCCTTGAAGGGCATGCGAGAAGAGGGCCTGAAGCAGCTGACCACGCGACTGATCACCTACGGTCTTGACCAAGGCGCCGCCTCCAGTCAGCAACTCATACAATGGTTGACGACTAGCTAACATCACCGCCTGCCCTCCCGGCGCGTCTGGCACGCCACGCAGGTCACCACGCCCGGCAGGCGCTTACGACGGGCCGCGGGGATATCCTCCCCGCAGTCTTCGCAATCGGTGCACTGGGCCTGCACAGCCTGAGCCGATGCCGCCCGGCGGGCGGCCAGCGCGTCCTCGAGGCGCTGGTCGATGAGTTCCTGAGCGCGATCGGCGTTATCCATGCGCCACCTCCCCCGCGCCGTTGGCGGCCATTTCCAGCGAAAGTACCGCCTCCATGGTCTGGCGGGCGCGCTTGCGCAGCTCGGCCCGCTCGCGTTCGTCGACCACGCCATCCTCGAGGCTGGTACGCACGCTGGCGATCATGTCGCCCAGGCGGTCATGGACGCTGGCCAGGTGCTCGAGCACGTCGAGCTGCTCGCCGTTGCGATCGGTACCGCGCCGCTCCACTGGGCACACCCACAAGCAGCCGCCGGCGATCTCGCCGAGGCTATCCAGGATGCGCGGATCGCGGGTAGCGGCCAGCACCGCCTCGATATCATCGATGTTGGCACGGTGCGTCTCGTGGGTGGGGCTTAGCTTGTGCTGCAGGGTGGTGGCGTTCAGCCCATATATGGCCGCCACAGCCTTCACGCCGCCCGGGTATTCACGGGCCGCGTGGTACAGGGCCAGATTGAGGGGCAGGACTTCGCGCTGGGCGCGCTCCTGAGAGGAGAGCCAACGGCGGGTCATGACATTACTCCCTTGTCGTTGCCATGCGACCCGCTGCCGATTGCGTTATCCTGCAAACGTGATCGCATGTGGTGTGCATCACATCGCCGGGAGTCGCTCGTGGTGGGCAAACACTCCCGGCACATCGCCGGAGGATGGACCTATGGTGGGTAGGTCCTCCGGCACCCGCAGGCCGCCTTGCTAGGCGGCCTGCTCCATCTTCAGCTCTTCGGAGGGCACTCCGTAGTGAACGAGCACTTCAAGCAAAGAGACCCTTCCTTCGCTTGCTTGCGCCAAGCGGCGCATGTACCTCAAGGAAGCAGGTTTCCGTGCGCGAAGAACATGAACGCGTAGATAACCCACTGTGGTACCTGCCCTTTCAGCAAACTGCTCCAGCGGAATGCAGCCATTAGCCTCAGGCCGGTCCAGCTCACGAAGGTAGTCAGATAGCTTCATAACGACACCTCAATACCTTTTTGGTATCAAATTACCAACACCACAATGCTCGTTTACCATTTGGGTAATGTCAAGGATGCTTCATGAATGGACATCACGACGACCCGCAGACGCCGCGTACAGGCGATCATTAGTGACCGCGCCCTCACCCTGAAGGCCTTCGCCGACCTGATCGACAGAAGCCAAGGACAGGTGAGCGCCATAGCGGGCGCTTCAGCACACAAAGGGATAGGCAACAACCTAGCCCGGCACATAGAGGCTTGCTTGGATCTGCCGAAGGGCTTCCTAGACCAACCTTTACATGATGAGAACGCCGCGGTGGTAACCACTTCGACGCGGCGGCTGCCGGTGCTAGGCCAGGCATCGGCAGGGAAAGTCATGGAAAACATCGAAGACGCCCACGTTTCTGAGTATGTGCTTGCACCCGGACCAACAGGCCCTCAAGCGTTTGCACTCAGGATTGAAGGCATCAGCATGGAACCTAGGTTCCAAGAGGGCGACAAGATTGTCATCGACCCTGACCTAGAGTGGCATAACGGTGATTTTGTATACGCCATGCGGCTGAGTGACAACTCAGGCACATTTAAGCAATTGCGCACCGAGGGTGACGACCTGTACTTGTGTGCCATAAACCCCAGTTTCGAACCTCGTTACACACGCATGGACGGTGAATGGACAATAATAGGAAAAGCCCGCTGGAGGGTTGAAGACCTTTAACAATGGAGCTTAAAAGTGAAGGTATTTCTTAGCTGGTCAGGTGCAAAAAGCAAAGCAGTCGCAGAACTGACAAACGAATGGCTGCAATGCGTCTTGCAGTCACTTCGCCCCTGGATCTCAACCAAAGGCATTGACGGAGGCTCACTGTGGTTTACTGAGATCTCTAACGAGCTGAACGACACTGGGATTGGCATTGTTTTTTTGACTCAAGAAAACAAAAACAGCCCATGGATCATGTTTGAGTCCGGAGCCCTAGCAAAGGGCCTTTCAAGCAACAGAGTTTGCACATTCCTAATTGACCTAGAGCCACAGGACATAAACAACCCTCTCGCAAACTTCAACCACACCTTCCCAACAAAAGAAAGCATATTGCGCCTTATTTATATGCTAAACAATTTGCTTGGCGATTCCGGACTAGACGTAAGCGTACTAGAGAAAGTTTTTGAAAAGTATTGGCCTGATTATGAATCAGGGCTTGCCAGAATCGAGGAATCTCACGACACCTCGGAAACTGAAGAAGAAGAGAGAAAACCCGATGACATACTTAGCGAAATACTCCTCACCACGAGATCTCTCTCCAACAGGCTTGCAGGACTAGAAAGAAGAGAGGCATCAAAAAGCTCCAACCAAAATGAAAGCAAAACCAACGAAGACCTTACCATTGACGATATAAACAAAATTATAAGCAGATACATTTCATCGAACAAATATAACAAAAATAACGACAACCAAATCAGAAAAGTAGAGATCAAGAAGCACGGCTCGCCCACGCACTTCCGCAAATTCCGCGACGACAATGAGGAAGGCAACGATGGAGAAGATACCTAAAAGGTATTGACAAGAACACCATATAGGTACGAACCTCATGCCATACCCGCCCACCACGGAGTATGGCAATGCACACCACACGCCCATCCCAGGCCCGGGTCTACCTGCACCCGGCCGCCGCCACCCCACAGGCGGTAAAGCGCGTCGAGCTGGCCACCGGCCACCTCGCGCTGCCTGACCCCTTCACCCGCCACATCCGGCTGCTGCCGCTGATCGAGCCCGCCCGCTGCCTGCACCAGGCGCAGGAGGTGGCCCGTGGCTGAGGTCATCCCCCTCCAGCAGCTCACCAGCGCCCATCGCTGCCTGATGGCGCGCATCCAGGATCTCTGGATCGACGTCAGCCTGCAGACCGATCACGTCGCCTGCTACCACTACAGCGGCACCGTCCACAGCGTGTATGTCCACCTCGTGCCGCCGGCACACCAGGCGGAGAGCGATGGCGGCGACGGCAGCCACCGGGCCAGCTGGAGCGCCCGGCTGTACCTGCCCCCACACGAGCTCGCCCAGCCCGACAGCCTCAAGGCGCTGGGCGACATCATCACCAAGCTCGAGGGCTACCTGCCCTCGCCCGGGGGTGCCGCATGATCGCCGCCCTCCTCGACCCTTTCCGCACCATGGCCCAGCTGATGGTGGGCTTGCTGCCTCTGCACGCCAGCGAGGCGGCCACCGGCGTCGCCGTGATGGTCGGCCTGCTGCTGGTGGTGGCCCTGTTCATCCTGCCCGCTTGCCTGCTGGGCGCTTGGCTCGAACACCGCGAGAGGAGAAGCTCATGACCCCCACAAAGCTGCTGATCGGCCTCACCGGCCCCGCCCGCTGCGGCAAGAGCACCGCCCAAAAAATCATCGCCGAGCGCTTCGGGCTGGCCCGCATCAACTTCGCCGATCCGATCAAGGACGCCCTGGGCGCTATGCTCGACATCGACGTTCACGCCCTGGACGGCGAGGCCAAGGAGGCCCCGCTGCCCGGCATTGAGTTCAGCCCCCGCGAGCTAATGCAGACCCTGGACACCGAATGGGGTCGGGACCTCTATGGCACCAACTTCTGGGTCAAGCTCGCCGAGCGCCGCCTCGCCATGCTCGAGGACGTGGAGACCGAGCGCTTTCAGGGGGCCGTGTTCAGCGACGTGCGCTTCCCCCAGGAGGCCGACTGGATCCGCCAGCACGGCGGCACCGTGATCCACCTTCACAGGCCCGGCAACGCCCAGGTACGTGCGCACCTCAGCGAGGCCGGCATCGCCTTGCACAAGCGCGACCAGCTGATCACCAACGGCGGCGACCTCGACGAGCTCAACGCCCGCCTGACCATCGCCGTGGAGCAGATGATCGACGCCGGAGGGGCCACCGCATGCTTCGCATAACCGCTTGGCGCCTCCGCCGCTGGTGGCAGCGCCTTCAGCGCGACCGCTGGATGATGCGCTACGCCCGCGCCGTCACCTGGCACAGCGACACCTCCTGGTTCCACGCCTACGCCATGGCGGAAAGCGCGCTGCTCGACGATCCCGTCGCGCTCACCGAGCGCGATCCCCTCGACGCCGCCCTGAACGACCTGGGCATTCGCACGGAGGACCTGGCATGAAGCGCTACACCCTCCAGCAGGCCGCCGCGCTGCTCGGCACCGGCCGCACCACCCTGTGCCAGCAGCTGCGCGAGCTAGGCATGCTCGACCAGCACAACCTGGGCACCCGCGAGCACACCAGCACAGGGCGCCTGGTCGTCGAACTGCGCCAGTACGAGCACGTGGGGCTCGGCCAGCCGCGCCCCTACGGCAAGACGCTCGTCACCGAGCGGGGGCTGATGTACATCGCCCACCGGCTGGGCCGCGACGTCGTCACCGAGCGGGAGGCCGCCAACGATGCCGCGCACTGAGCCGCCCACCGCGCCGCCGCCCTGGCTCGACGAGGCCGAGCCGGTCAGCACCGTGGCCCTGCTCTACCGCGAGTTTGGCGACGTGCTGATCCCGCTCGAGACGGTGCGCCTGCGCTACTTCCGCAACCGCAGCGCCGAGCGCTTCCGCCGCGCCCTGCGCGACGGCGAGATCCCGCTGCCCATCGTCACGCTCGACCGCTCCTACAAGGCCCAAGGATTCATCTGCCTCTACCAGTTGGCGGCGCTGCTCGAGCACCAGGCCCGCGAAGCCGCCGCCCAGCGCGAGATGATGATCACCACGTCGAAGAGCGACCAGCAGCTGCGCCGGCGAATGATCGACGCGGTACCGACCACCGATTTCCGCGCGCCCACGGGCACCGCGGACTGACCGGAACGCAACCCGACGAGGAAGCCATGGAACTGTTCAGCCTGCTCGGCGCGTATCTGCACTTCGGCTACGTCTTCGTCGCCGGCCTCGCGCTGGGCTGGCTGATCTGGCACTAGAGGCACGCCATGAAACTCACCGCACGCGAATGGCAAGACGCACGGCCAGCGCCCCAGAAGAAGGCGCCCGCCCCCAAGCGGGCGCCCGGCAAGCCGGGCGAATCGCTCACCCAGATGGCCCGCGATGCCGGGATCTCGCCCAGCGCCATGACCCGCTGGACCCAGCGCCGACCCGAGATCCACGCACGCCTCGGCGACGCGGCCTTCGTGCGCTACGTCGCCGATCAGCGCGCCATGCGCTACCGCCACCACCGCTAGATCCTGCCCACCACAGGAGAGACCACATGCACACCCACCAGCTGCTCGATCACCCGCTGTTCGAGGAACAGCCCTTCCAGGACATCCTCGAGCCCTTCGGCTTCGAGGTCAGCATCAAGCTGATTGATCCGCCCATCGACCCGGCCTGCGATGACCCCGCGGCCATCGACGCCTACGCCAACGACTCCCAGGCCTATATCGACGGGCTCACCTTCGAGCACCCGCCGGGCTTCAGCGAGCTCGATCGCAGCGAGAACGACGAAGGCGACCTCTACAGCGTCGCCGTGCGCGCCAAGACGGTGTTCGCCCAACTGCTGCTGTGCGCCGACTCCGCCTTCGCCGGCCCGAACAGCCACTTCAGCGCCCCATACCTGGACGTCTACCGCGAGCGCATGCGGCAGCTCTCGACCGAGAGTTTCAGCCGCGAGCGCGATGATGGGTACCAGCATGGCGAACTGGCAAACGCCGCCGCGAGCTATGCCCACCATGCCGATACGGGCCGAGGCTCTACCGCCAGCACCGCCATCTGGCCTTGGGCAGACAAGTGGTGGAAGCCCAGCGCCGATCCGCGCCGCAACCTGGTCAAGGCCGGTGCCCTGATCCTCGCCGAGATCGAACGCCTCGACCGCGCTGCCCAGCGGCAGGGAGGTGAGGCGTGAACACCATCGCCCGGGTCCACCACTCTGAGCAGAATTTCGCACAGAAACTCGCCAATGACGGCATCCTTGAGCAGGATGCTGCGCATCCGATCGGGGAGGCGTTATGAACTACACCGCCAGCTTCCAGCAGTTCGTGCGCCGTCGCCTCGAGATCGGCGCACCCTGCTCGTTGAACCCCGACGAGATCGCCGCTGTGCACGCGCTGTTCAAGGAGCGCGACCGCCTAGAGCGCGAAAAGATCGCCTTGGCCCAGGACGTGCTGAACGGCAGGGATCGGCAAATCGCCCAGGCCGAGGCACTGGATGAGGCCGCCGATGACTGCGTGCCGGCCATGCACCAGATGGCGAACTGGCTGCGCGCCCGGGCCCACGAGAAACGCTGCCAAGCCAAGGGAGGCGACTGAACATGCCACTCTTCAGCCGCGTCCTCGGCCAGCTCGAGGAACATATCAAGCAGAGCCGACGCGCCAGGCTGCGCTATCGCACCATGGTGGTCATCGCCCAGGATCGCGTCGATCGACTGGCGGTCACCAGTGAACAGGATGCCCCGGAAGACGTCACGAGACACTGCACGGATGGCATTAGGCATCACATGACGCCATGCCACATCGGCGCCAACGTGCTACCAGTGGGGAGTCACTATGCTGCCCGTTGACCACGTCACAATCGAGCGCTTCTCAGAACTCACCGGCTACAGCGAGGAAGCGGTGCGTTCGAAAATCCGTCGCGGCCAATGGCGCAATGGCCATGAATTCATGAAAGCACCGGACGGACGGGTGCTGATGTCACTGGAGGGATACGCAAGGTGGGTAACCAGCGGAGTCACCACGAAGGGGTCAGGATCGCTTCGGCCAGCACTGTCGAGATCGACTTCTACTACCAAGGCGCCCGCTGCCGCGAACGCCTCAAGCTCCAGCCCACCCCCGCTAACCTGAAGAAGGCGGCGCGCCATCGCGCCGCTGTCATCGCGTCGATCGAGGCCGGTACCTTCGACTACCAGGTCACCTTTCCCCGCAGCAAGAACGCCCGCAAGTTCCTGCGGGGCGATCGGCTCGACCATTATCTGCGAAGCTGGCTTGAGGCCAAGAAGCCCACGCTCAAGGCCAGCACGATCCGCACCTACACCACGATCATCGAGAGGCTCATCATCCCTGAGCTGGGTAACCTGACCCTACCGGAGGTAACGCGCCCCGCCGTGCGCGAGTGGGTCACCACGCTCTCCTGCGGCAACAAGCGGATCAGCAACATTCTCACCGTGCTGCGTTCGGCCCTCAGCGACGCCATGCACGACCAGCTGATTTACTCCAACCCCATCAAGGGTTGGCACTACCGGCGCAACCAGGGCCCTACCTCCAGCCGCGGCCCGGACCCGTTCACCCGGGACGAACAGATCGCCATTCTGGCGGCCATGCGCGACGAGGTGCGCCCTCTCTTCCAGTTCGCTTTCTGGACGGGCATGCGGCCCAGCGAATACATCGCCCTCGAGTGGGGCGACATCGATTGGAAGCGCATGGAGATCATGGTATCGAAGTCGAGCACGCGCGAAGCGCGAGGCAACCTGGAGGACACGAAGACCGCCGCGGGTCGCCGTACCGTCACCCTCCTACCACCGGCCGCCGAGGCCCTTAAGGCACAGAAGCAATTCACCAGGCTGAATCCCTCCGGCCGCATCTTTCTGTGGCCGCGCGGCCAGCAACCGTTCCGCAGCGACGCCGACATACGCGAGAAGCTGTGGCGACCGGCGGTCCTACGCTCCGGCGTGCGGTACCGTACCCTGTACCAGACGCGGCACACCTTCGCCTCGATGATGCTGTCCGCTGGCGAGCCCCTGGCCTGGGTAAGCAAGCAGCTCGGCCACCGCGATGTGGTGTTCACCGCCCGCACTTACGCCAAGTGGGTACCGAACTCCTCACCCGAGGTCGGAATGCGTGCCGTGGAGATGTTCAGATAG